GCAGATACTCAGGGACATCCTCATCATCAACATGAGGAGAACCATGCTTAGTTGCTTGAAGCTGCTTCAGCATTGGCAGAATGATATAGGAAAGAGTTGAATCCATGCTCCATGTATCATACTTGTCAATGCGAATCTTCACTTTACGCTTACGCTTGCTGTCAATCCAGAGCATAAACTTATAAAGCAATGACTCATTATCATCACCACCAGCTAACCAAGTGCCGAAGTTGTGAACCCACTCTGGCTTTGACATGAAGCCATGTTCATCGGGCACTTCCTTTACCCAGAAGCAAAGTGTCTCGGCAAGTTGGTATGGACCGTACCAGTTTTTATATGGACCAATATAAATCTTCACCAGTTTTTCCTACCTTTCTGTTCTTCTATCCAATAGAGTACTTTATGTATTGCTTCTTCTTTGCTACCAGCAACAAGTGTTATCTTTGCTTTGTTACTTTCATCGATTTCAATATTATACGGTATAACTCCATTAAAAGTAAAGTCATCTGGGAGTTCTACAACAATCTCCCAGGTTTCCAAACTTTTAATGCGTTCCCATATTGGACCAAATCCATTACTGATCGTCATCCTCTGCCCACTCACCAGTTTTGTTGCGATAGTGTGCAGCTTCTTCGCCATATGACTCATCAGCATGATGATCGCAAAGAGTGCGATGCCATCCAAGCGTATATCGTTGTCCTGGAGCACCGCATTCTTCACATGTACGATAACTCATGCTTTCAGCGAAGGTGATGTAATCATAGTGTTTATCACTAGCACGATCAACATAGAAACGAAGACCACCAAACTTTTCTTTGACTTGAACAGCAACTGGGATACGCTCACGTGCCTGTTCCATTTCAACTCTTAGTTTCTCAAGTTCATCAGTAGTAATTTCTTTACCACCTTTCCATGGGTACTTACCTTCTTTATCAAAGTATCCCTTCGTATATTCATAGCGATCTTTGGCTTGACGATATTCGCTAGTTAGTAATCCACAAAGAGTATCAATGATGTTATACCAACCATCACCACACGAAAATCCCCAGCACATAAGAGTGTCTGTCATTGGAGCACGACGATCTCTGAATACCTCAGGATACTTTTCGCATAGCGCATTATCAAGTTCTTCTCTCATTCTTGCTCCTCGTAGTTTTCTTTCCAGTATTCATGCTCTTCACGCAATCCTGCGAACTCAATAAGATCCTCAGGCAATGCTTCAATAGATTCTAGATCACTGACATCATATTCATAAGACTCATCAATGCCATCAACATATTGACCGATGTATCCCATTCCTGGTTCATAGTATTGCGCTTCAATACTCCAGCCCTCGTTAGTCAGCGTGTCATAAAACGCAATTGGAGGCGACCAAGCTGTATCAAATGAAACAAAAATTTCTGTATCACTTGTTCGTTCCCAATCAATAACATTGGCATCCCACTTGGTTCCCCAGTTATGAATATTCCAGTTGTACCAGTTTTCTTCTTCATCAGCTGGTCGAGGAACAACAGAGTTAAACATTTGCTGATCTTCTTTCTTCATCAGCTCTTGTTCAAGCGCATCGATCTTGGTTTTATCTTCATTACGAATAAACAGCGAATTGTTGCACCAATTAGGCATATGCCATCTCCTTAATTTCACGTTGATTGATACGCTTGTATGCTTTCTTGCTAGTCTCTACACGCTTGCGATATTTCGGTGTGCGTAGATCCATAGCAACAAAGTTGCGTGGCTTCAGATTTTTAACAGTTATCTTCATAGTAATATTATACACCCAACATGAATTAAAGTAAAGCGACTTTGCAATTATCGCCAAGTCCTATGTTCCTCTGCTACATGTTCTAGACCATCATACTCTGAGATATACCAGTTTACATCTTCTGGAATTTCGCAAATCTTGAGACTAGAAAATCTTCCATTTGCTTTCCCACCAAGTTCTTCAACAGCTTGAACAAGAGCAGGATCGTCTCTAGGAATCTCATGCTCAAAGAAATAGTTATCCTCACCAATCTCATCTTTGTAGTAGTCGTACGGGATAAGAGAATTATCTCTTTCAACTGTGATTAGTTTGATGCCTTTGATCTCAGCATAGCGAAGCATTGCCTCATGCGAAAGACCAAAGCCACCAAAATCAACATTAATTACAATTTTTCTCATACCTTCACTACCTTTGCTGCGTCTGTTCTTAGTTTATCTAAATGTTTTGCGAGTTTGTTATACTCTTCATCAGTAATGTTTGCAAATGGGTCATTGACATTATTATGATGACTAGCAAACAGCGAGAAACTATCTCGTGTAAAAATAGTAATTGGTTTCCAATAATTAGAAAAAATGTTGTTAATCACTACTGCGCAAACTACAATACAAATTAAACCTAGCATTATAAGAATAGATGCGCCCAACCAAATTGCTGCTTGATCCATACCAATCATTTTATCTCCTTAGAATTATCTGCACGATCTTTGTCTTCGCGGACTTCGATAAAGATGGGGAGGAACAAACTTTCTTCACCAAGTTTATTTTTAATCCGAGCATTGTATTTGACAGCGACAATCCTGCCCAAAAGATCCTTCTCTTTAAGCGTCTTACGATGTGTGTCATTGAATCCACTTCCCACATTAACTTTAACCACACCATCGCTCGACTCACAAACGATAGCACCTAGCATACCTTCATATTTGCCAGTACCCTCTTCCACCGCAACAACTTTCAAATCGCACTCAAGTTCTCCCTTGAATTTAATTTGATGCTTTGCTCGTTTATCTTCCCACGGTCCAGAACCATCTTTTAGAATGATCCCCTCAAGACCTTGGGTGAGATATTTATTAAAGATTTCGTTGGCTTCATCAATCGTGTTAACGATATCGCTAGTAACCAACCAAACCTTCTTATCTTTAGAACTCTGACCATCAATCAAAGTTTTAACTGAAGCAAACCGAGTGCTATATGGAGTGGGGCAATATCCATCAACAAAGTACATATACGGAATCACATCCCAAACAGTAGCGTGAACCATTGCTGCTTCTTTCGCAGAGATAGTTCCTTTGTTTGCTTTGTTCAAAATGCCATTACCTGTTTGACGATCTAGGAATTGGTATCCATCAGGATCCATTACCATGAGTTCACCGTCAAACACGCAATCAATATCACCAGCAAGAGCAGCAAACTCTGCTTCTAGATTACCCAGAAGATGAATTTCTTTTCCATTACGTGAACGAAATTCTACCTTGCCTTCCCGCACGATGGCGTTGAATCTCATACCATCCATCTTTAATTGGACGTATGCGGGGAATTTCACCTTGTCGATCAACTTCTGTTCGTAACCAGAGCACAGCATCACTGGATACTCTTTGATTAACCCACCCCACACTGCGTTTGCGGTTGAGACTTGGACGCCACATTTTAGATCCTTTTGAATAATTCGTTCAATAACTTTAGCATCATCAGCAGAAACAGAACTGAGTAACATACGAAGATACTCAATTGCTGCGTTACCAGTGACGATACGCTGGGACAACTCAAACAAACCACCGAGTGCATTCTGCAGACTGGTGATCTTGTCTGATGTTTCATAAGATGGAATCTTACGAATATAAAACTGAGTGAATGGATCGAGAGCCAAGCGCACAACTTCACGCAGGGTTTCGTTATCGCTGTTCTTTGTTAGTTGCTCGATTTTGAAATTGCGAGAACTGTTTGCAGCGAGGCTCTCTAGAAAGGCATTAGTATTCAATCTTCCACTCCGAAATGTTGTTTAATCTTTTCAGCAACCGCTTTCCGATCCTGTTCACTCAACCAATATAAATCAACGTCAGCACATTCTCTGACAATCAATTCAGCGAACTTGTCAAACACCATTTTTAGGTGTTCCCGCTCAGTCACCGCTTCATCACGTTCATTGGTTTGAAGATTAATTTGAACCAAATCCCATGCTTTCTTTCGTAACTCTATTATTTGTTCGTTCAATTCTTTCTCCATGCCATGAAGGTAGGTTCATATTCTAGCGTAACATCAAACTTGTCAATAAAGTTTTTATTTTCATCCCACACAGCAAAAGTTCTCTCACTACCATGCCAGTTATTAGCAATCTCCCAACCATCATGATTGATGAAATAATCTTTAGCCATATCTTCAACAAGCCACAATAATTCAAAATTGTCATACCCACCATTAACAGCATGAATGTCATGGTCTGACTTGAACTCGTATGCGAATTCAATGTCAAGATTCTCATTGTCAAATATGTTCGGGTAATAGTAAAAAGTTTTCATCTAAGTATCCAGGCAATTATTGCAAGAGTTATCATGAACCAGAACATATCATTTACCAAAATAATTGTCAATCAGATAAGTAATTTTCTTCACAAGTTTCTTGTTCTTCTTCACATCTTCTTCATGAAGCCATTTACCTTGCGCATACTCATCGAGTTCTTTTTGAAGATAATCACGATGGTCTTTCAGCACAGTAAGGCAGATGCTATCAGCAGCATCACAATCAATAGTATATCCGTACTTACTCATCTACCTTCACCTCTGTTTTAATGTTTGACCATTTGTTAAGTTTCTCTGACTTACGAACCTTTGCTTCCATAACACGCTGACCATCAATCACACATTCAGCCAGCAGTAAGTCAACCATGCAAAGCAGATCACCGATCTCTTCTTCTAAACTTGACAGATTGCTTTTACCTGTCGTTGGATGTTTGCTAGAAAAACCGAATCGAAAAACTTTGCTGATTGCTTGGGTTACCTCAGCGCATTCTTCTTGCGTGATCAATAGAATTTCATGTACGTTGTTGTTCACTTAATATACCTCATTTGAATGTGTCGCTTTGCATCAGAAACTCTAGTGAATTTCTCTTTATCAATAGTGATTATACGCCCTTTGATAATTAAAGTAAAGGCATTTGTTTTGTAAGTATAGACCTTGTCTTTACCTTGCATACTCTTTTCCTTGGTGTAGTCAAACCCACCGAAGAAAAGAGTTTCAACAAGTTCATCAGAAGCCATCTTGGCTAGATATGCATTGTTCATATTATTTCCTACACAAAGTAATTATTTCATCAGCAGTTACTGTCGACAAATCTATTGACAACTTCTTCTCTCGAATATAATCAGCGCAGCCAGCAATTATTAATGCAAAAAACTTTTGTTGATAATCGAGTTCTGCCTTTCGTTCGCTCCAAACAATTTGGTCATAGACAGACATTTCATCTTTTGGGATGGGGCAGTTCATACTACGAATCCACTTTCATCTTTCTTGGCTTTGCCTTTGGCTTTCAGACCAACAACTACGTTTGGCTCATCAAGGAATCGCAGGTCAGTCTCATCACCGTTGATAACCTTGCGACCGAGATAAGTGCTAGGAACAACTTTGAACACCACAGCTACGTTCATACCAGCACTCAAAGCGAGACGAACATCCATATCATTGCCATCTGCTTTAGAGAAAGTCAGGTGATAATTTTTGATGTCTGAAACCTTGCGACCACGCACTTTTGTGTAGTCATAGAACTGTACTTCTGGGAAAATTTGGAAAATGTTAAGACCAGTACCGTTTACCTCATACTTTTCCCAAGCGAGATCGCTAGTGCCATTCAAGCGGAACACGGGAATAAGACCCATCTTCTTTGCTTTAGTGATAGCACCATCAATATCGTTGGTCAAGTCATTGAAAAACTTTTCACGGTCTTCAAAGAATAACTTTGTACGACGAATACGTGCTTCTTGAATCTTATTGGTAGTTTCGCCTTTCTTGAAGATACCACCACGACCAGCAGTATTCAAGCAAGCAGCAGTGCAGCCAGCAGTGCGTTTCGGGCAAACTTCTTTACCTGAAAGATCAGCTGGTGCTAGATGGAGGACGAAAGACAGGTAGCCTTTCTTTTCGCCTTTGAGTAGTTTTGGATTGCCAACAGTCAATAGTTTCATAATATATTCCTCATCATCATTCTCAACATAGTTGATTATACGCCAAAAGGCAAATAAAGGCAAGGGATATTTTGCAATCCCTTACAATCCTGAGGGGATTACGTAAGTTATTGATTTAGAAGGGGATTTAGGCTCTCAACCCCAGTACTTGGAGTAGTCAATCTTGTCCCAGTACTCTTGATTGTTTCTATTTATAAAATTTACTATAAGATACCACGCCATGCCAAAGTATCCCATTTTCTTGAATCTTCGGCTGTCTTGACCGAAATAATGATTCATGATTTTAAACTTGTTGACAGCGTACTGCTTTGACAAGAAAAAGTCTTCGCTTGTTCCATACTTTTCTGAGAAGCCACCAAGTTGGTCGAATCTTTCTTTTCTTGTAAGCATAAATGCGCCAACGGCAAAAGGAACCCAGTGTTTCATTAAATTGTTGATTAGATTAAATGTAGTAAAACCAATCTTTGCTAATATGTCATCATCGTAACATTTTATGTTTAAACCGATAAGATCTAAGTCTTCATCTTCAAGTTCTTTAACACAGTCTTGTATAACTGTTGATGAGAAAAATCTAACATCGCTGTCAATGAATAAAATATATGGAGTTGTCACAAGTCTGGCTCCATTGTTCTTAGCGATTGAAACTGGACCGCCATCAATTATTTCTACATTGAGATTACCTTTGTTCTTTTCTATAACATCTCTGGTATTATCAGTTGAGGCATCAGCAATTATAACTCTGGTGTTACCAATGTTCTGTTGCTTTAGACTTTCAAGTAAATGAGAGATGTAAAGTTCCTCGTTTTTGCAAGGAACTACAATGGTAATCTTATGTTCTAGTATCATTGAATCGCTTCAGTGTGTTTATGCTTTAACGATTTCTTAAGAGCTTTGAACCAAAGTTTCTTTTCTTTTTCTTTGTTGTGCTCAACGCATGCTTTGAACATTCTTTTTGCTAGTTTCTTTACTTTCATAACATTCTCCTTTTACGATAAACGAATCAAACTTTAACCAATACGTCATAGAGTTTAATACTCTTTGACATTCTTCTTGATTATTGAACCTGAGTTCTATCTTTCCTGGTATGTCTTTTGGATTGTTTATGTGAACTGCTATCAGCAGTAGTATCCACATTTAATAGTTCTCCCCAATGCACAATTTCCCATCTCCCGTCTAAATGTTCAACGAGAGCAGTACAAGATTCAACCCAATCGCCATCGTTCATATACGTTATGCCATCTATGTCTTTAATTTCTGCGTGATGGATATGTCCGCAAATAACACCGTCAAAGCCACGTTTCTTACAGTACGCAGCTAGATTTTTCTCAAACTGAAACATGAAATCAACTGCTTTTTTAACTCTTTGCTTTAGATACTTACTCAAAGACCAGTAACCAAAACCAAGTTTATGTCTTATCCAGTTAAACTTGCTGTTTAAACTTAAAATGAAATCGTAGGCTTTGTCTCCTAAGATGCTCAACCAAGGTGCTAGTCTAGTGATTCCATCAAACATATCACCATGAACAACAAGATAATGTTTACCATCTACTCCTATGTGTTCATGGTGATTGCATATAGTAACATTACCCAGTCCTATACCAAACGGAATAAAAGTTCTTAAGAATTCGTCATGATTTCCCGCGACGTAGATTACTTGAGTTCCTCTTTTAGAGTGCCCAAGTATTCTACGTACCACATTGGTATGACTTTGTTTCCATCTAAGTTTGTTTTGCTGGACTTTCCAACCATCTATAATATCACCGACAAGATACAAAGTGTCACAACTGTTATGTTTAAGAAAGTTGTTTAGTAGTTCTGCTTTACAATCTTTAGTTCCTAGATGAACATCACTTACAAATATTGTTTTGTATCGCATTATTTCCTAATATCTTATACGGTAAAAACCAAGTCTCTAAGAAAAGTTTTACCCACATATCGATGTAGATTTCTAACATCATTTTGTGTTTTCAGCAGCTTTCTTCTGAACTGCTGGTGGTGCCTTTCTTTCAACCTTTGGTGGTTTCTTGATTCCTGGTTTAACATCAGATGTTGGTGGTGCTTTGCACTCAAGTTTAGTAGCATTCTTCTTTTGTGTGCAGTCAATCTTTGGTGGTGCTTTCTTATCTGCTGCGAATGCTGCCTTACCTAATGGCAAGAACAACAATGCTAGAATCATGCCAACAATTGCTAGTTCTTTTTTCATATTACGCTCCGAAAATATGTACTGCTTCATTGAAGTGTTTGATACGATCGTCAAGACCAATCGTACCACCATTAATACGTTTTGTCATGCCAACAAAATCACCAGCGTCAGCATAGGTATTTAAATCGTTAGCATACCAGAACCAGCATGCTGAATGAACAGCACCACGTGGTGTCTCTAGATATTCTGCTGCATCTTCTGCAGAGATTTCAGCATATTCACCAAAACGTGTATAGTTATCTTTACCAGTAAGTTGAATTAAACCACGACCACGATATTTCCAACCATCACCTGATGCTTCGTCGCCATTACCCATACGGCTACGATAAGCACGATTAGCAATTGCTTGTGGATTACGGTTATACTTGCTTAGATCAACGCCAGTAAAATGCTTTGGCCAGATAGCTGGTAGTCTTTCACCAGCATAGTTTAGGTTCTCAGTCAAAGCACGATATCCACCAGACTCATGTGCTGTTTGTGCTACGAAAGCAGCGACACGTGCTACTGATGTGATCTCAAATACTGGGAGCATTTCATTTAGTTCATTGAACCAAACATCAACTCCGTAAGCTGCGTTAGGAATGATTCTTCCTAACTTCTCTGCGGTAAAATCAAATTCAAAAGACATTGTTTACTCTCCTGGTTTTTTAATTGAAGGGACACTTACCTTTGGCACTGGTGGTGCTTTAGGTGGTTCATCATCCATGTATGCATCTAGACCTTTTAGTAAATCTTCTTTAGGTGCGGTTACAGGGGTGGTTGATACTGTTGGTGTAGGCATCATTGGCTTTGGTGGTGTAGATGGAGAGCCACCAGTTGGAGGCAATGGGCTTGGTCCACTCGGACGAGTAGCAGCACCGATTGCTTGTGCTTTTAGATCTTTGTCATTTCCAGCTAACATAATACCAGATAGAGTACCAGTTAAGAATGTAGCGATAGGAATAATTAGTTCAAAGAATTTTTGATCAATTGGTGCCATTGCGTTTAGAGGTTGTGTCACAAAGATAAGTGAGTACAACACAACAAAGACAATACCAACTAGAGTTAGTGCTAGGCAAATGCCGATGAAGAACTTCAATCTCGCCATCAATTGTTCTTCAGTGTATAGAAATGTTTCCTCTTTATTTTCCACAGTTAGCTCCTTTATCCATTGCCACAGGCGTAGCAGCTGCTGGTGCAGGGGTTTGATTAATTGTTGTTTTAGGTAGTTCATCTTTTGGTGGTCCTAATCTTGGGTCACGTTGACCTTTAAAAATATGTTCAGGGCAAGTTCTAGTCACATCACATGTAGGTAATTTGCATTGTTGAGAATCCCAATTTGCTGGATCTTGGCACGGATATCTAAATCTGTCCCCTCCAAAAATTGCTAGTGCTAATGGCGCTATTATTAACAATAGCATCCACTTCGCCATCTTCTTGTCAGACTCCATTCGCCATCCTTTCAAAAATGTTTACTGATTTCTAATTTTTATTTTTATTTTTATTCACATTATACATGCAACTTATTTAGCAATTTTTTTATCTTCTAGAAGCCCATGCTGACATACCAACATACGCACCTACTATACCACCTAAAGATATCCAGTACAATTCAAGGATACCATTTAATTGCGGTAATCTAGATTCTGGAACAAGAAACATTAAACAAAAACCTGAAGTTATTAGAGCCACCAATGAAAGCCAAGCCATTCTTCTTCTATTTTTCGCTTTTCTTTCATACACTATTTGTTCGTAACTATCAACAGTTCCATCATCATTTAAATCAATGTCCATGTTATGATTTTCATAGTTAGGCTCAGATTCTCTTTTGCTTTGTGGCGGAATTACTGGTATATCTTTCATTTGTTTTACCTTTAAAATTATTTGCATTATATAATTTAGAATTTATTCGCATTCAGCCCAAACAGTATTGGTCCATTTCTTGTATAACCAACTACCTTTTGGTGGTATACAGTTACCGAGTTCAGGAAATCTTTCTATTCTGTAGGAGATAACCATTGAGAACATTAAGAATACGGATATTAGAAAAAATGTAACTATTCCCCAACATGTTAATTTGTAATACAGACGCTTTTTCTTACGACGAGCAATTCTGTCAATCTCCGCTTGACGACGCATATGATTTGCGACAGCAATTTTTTGCTCTTTACCAACAGTCTTCATCATTGCTTCAACTTCAGTCCACAAAGCACCCAATTCTGGTGGGCTTTGATAAACCATAATCTCGCGCAACTCTGTGCTCATATGCTCTAATTGTTTCTTCATAAGAACACGTTGTAATGCACGCTTGCCTAGACTGTCATCTCCAGTGTATACTTCTGTCTTGCTGCGACGTTCTTCTTCCTCGAACACAGCAAGGCATTTGTAATAGTTATCAAAGTATGCGCCTAGATGATTACCGATTTCGGTATAGATATTGGTCGTGTCGCCAGCCTTTTTGTTAAGTTCAATAACACGATTCTTTTCTTGAATGTACTGATTTTTCTCAGCAACAGTTGGTGGCTTGCTTGGTGGATGTTTACGGTTGAATTGATCCTCGAGGTCTTTTAAGACTCCCTTTACATCACCAGCAGCACCTTTGATTTCTTTATATAATTCACATCCCTTTTTTACAGCCTGAACTGCTCCGTTTGCGAGCGCAAACAGGGTGAGTGGATCCATTGAATTTCCATCGTTATTATTGTTTTAGGAAAAGGCGATCAGCGTCGCCTTACCTTTATTTATACTTGGATGGTCTGCCTGAGATTGGCTTTCTGACTATTTCTTTTGTGTCAGATGGTGGGGACAGCGTAAACTCGTCTTCCTTTGCAGAAAACTCGCTGGTTTGGACTATCTTAGTTTCTTGTAGAGGCTCTTCTTTAATCTGCTCCACTTTATCTAAGAATTCTTTAGTTTGCTCTGGAACAGGGATACCTTCTATCTCTGCTCTTTTGTAGATTTTGTCATCCCAGTCATCAAATAACTTTGGTTGTGGGTGTGGCTCCTCTGGCTTTGCAACCATTGGTCCAACTGGATCTACGCCAGGAACTTTCCAAATCCACTTCTTTTTAAGATATGCATGTTTATCCACTTCTGGCTCAGGTTCAGGTTCTTTTTCCTGAACAGGATTTCTAGCACTCTCATCTAATTCCTTAGCGATTTCTTTTGCACGCTTAAAGAATTCTTGAGCACCTGGATCGTCGAGTGGATTCTTTGCCTTTTCTCTGTTCCATGCAATTAACATAAGAACAGCAAGTGGGTCAAAAACAAGAACGATAAGAATGATAACCCAACGAACAGCTTTCTCTAAAAGATCTTGTCCTGGATTATCACCATAGATTAATGCTGCTATGTATTTAATCGGTCCAACTTCTGCTTCGACTTTTCTGACTTCGGCTGCGATTGGCGCACGTTCGTTATTGAGTCTAGCGATTTCTTCTTGGGCTTTTTGGATTTCTCCGATGAGAAGGGTTCGCTCTTTAGTTTGACTGCGTCTAATTTGGACTGATCTTTCTGCTCCTCGATCGTCGTTTGTTCGACTGAGGGTTTGATCAACTTGCGAATCCAACTGAGCAAGTGCTTTACGAGCAGCATTTACATTCTCCTTTTGTGTTGTTATTTTCTGATCTATGATTTCTAGTTTGGATACTACATCACCAGTAGGAATTGCTTGATCTAAGTGCGCCTTTGACAAATAGCCAAAAATACCCATGCTTGTCAATAGCATAAGGATAACTAATGCGCTTGTGAAGTAAATTTTTAGAAGTGCTGGAATTTCTTTCCAGTTGCGATATAACCATGAGGCTACTACAAGTTTTGCTGCCTCAAGTGTACCACCCATAATCGCAATTGGGATTGCTGATGCAGCGAAGATGGACATAAGTCCAACGACCGCATAGAATGCGGCAATAGAAGA